AAACCTGGTTAAGCCGTGTAATGCTCCTTTAGAACCTTCTCCATCTACAGTTCCTGATATATCATAAGAGTCACAACCAAATGCTCCCATGTGTTCATTACCAGGATATTTTATACCGTTTTTCAATACCACTCTATTTTGCAATTGCTGAGGTGGAACCCAGCTAAGTTTAAATCTACCTTTTGGATCTGGATAATAAATTACTTGTGTATCTTTTATTCCGTTAACCCATTGAAAATTACCTTGAGTAACGCCTAGCGAGCTAGACATTTCTTCGTTATAATCTACTTGTTCATATATTTTAACAAGATTAAATATACTTCCTTTTGCTTCGTCTCTAAACGCGTGTTCTGTTGTTCTTGGGAATTGTCGGTAAAATTCATTTAAAGCATCTGAATCACCTTTTAAACCATCAACTTCGTTTTGCCAACTATCTATTACGCCTATATCTATTAGTTCACCGTCTGGGGCAAGCACATCGACGTTAGGAGTAGTGAATACTGGAACTCCGTGCTCGTCAATAAATCCTTCGTAGTTCCATTCCATTGGGATAAACAAAGAGTATAAACCAGATTTTGTCTGGCCATTTCTATTTCGCTTAGTGACATCTGATGCATTGTATAATTTTTTAAAGTTATCACCTCCTTTATCTAAAGCGTTTGACGTTGAACCCATCATACACTTACCAACTATCTTACTACCTAATCGTAAACATGTTTTTGTAACCCTCCAGTTATTTAAAATATTATCAGGTCTTTCCCACTTACCGCTTTCATCATGTACTAGTAAAGCTAGTTTTTCACCATCATAACTATTATCGCCTGTGTTTTTCCAATCAATAGTAGTATCAAGTCCAGCCAAGTCTTCCTGCTTTTCGTTGGCAGTAATTTTTTTACGCGTGAACTTACTTGCAGGAACCCTATAAGCAAGTTCAGACTTAGGTCTGTCCATACCGTCTTGAATTGGTTTAAAAAAGAACGGATAGTTAATTGATATTGGAACAACTTTGTCTGTAAACATTTTTTTAGCATCAGCACCTGTTTTAGATAATATACCATATCTACTATCACTTGCAAGAGTAGCTAAATTAACTGTTTCGGCAGAACTCATGAAAGAAAATCCAGAACGTCTGTTCTTTAAATAACACATTCCATAACACCTCTTGTCTGCCTTGCAAGCTTCCCAAAATATAAAGAACAACCTATTTGCCTCTCTAAAATCAGGTGCACCAACATCTATTTTACTCCATTGTAAATACATGTAGTGCGTGCCTACTATGTAAGTTGGTTTACTATTATTCATAAACCAAAAACCTTCATCTCTACGTTTAAACTCTTCGTCTATATAATCGTACCACTGTTCTTTACTTTCTTCTGGATAACTTCTCCAGTCAAATATATTTTTAAGACGAGATAAATCTTTAGGTTGTTCAAACTTTATCCATTTGTTTTTGTCGTTGCTATACACATTTTTCGGTATTTTTGGCAAAGCAATTACTAAACCTTGTATTTCTATTATTTCACCTATTTGCCCGGTTTTTGATATAACAACAATATCGTGTTCTTTGTTGTAACCATACTTCCATTTTTTACCCTTATTAAGTCTACTAATGGTAGTTTTTTTAACAGGCTCTATTGTTCTGACTAAACTTTGATCGTACATTACTTAGATCTTCCTTCTGCAAATCCTTTAAATACTCTATCTTTTTTTTCCTCAGGCTCTTTACCCTCGAGTATACTTTCTTCTTCTTGGATTCTATTTAATATTTCAAATGCATCAAATATAGCTAACTTTTTAGTAGCTGCTGCGTTTTTTAATCTATCTGCTGATATGTCATCGTCTGAATCAACTATTGCTTCTTTAGCTACTTTAATTAATTCTTCAACAGCTTTATGCCCAGCTTGGATTATACTCTTCTTCGTTTCCTTGATATTCATATTTAATTGTAATAAAATTTGATAAAACTCTATATAGTCTTTCACCGTCGACTATAAACTCGTACTTGCTGTTTGGTTTAAAACCAACTAAATCACTAACATCGACAGTACCATCTGAATATTTAACGATACCTTGAAGTGGTTTTTCAGATTCAATATTAAATTGGTTTATTGCTTTTAAAGGTTTTACAAAACAATAACCTTTTGGAGCTATCCACTTGTTATTTCTTTTATATAAAAAAATTTGATCGTGGTTTATAAAGTAAGTATCTTCGTTAAAATAACTTCTACTATTTTTTTCTACACCATTGACATCGTTCCATCTTCTAAAAACATTGTGATGAACTATAACTGTATCTTCTGGTTTTATATTTGTATCGCCAATAATAGGTGTTGATATAACTGTAGCTTCTCTGTTTACGTACTCATGATTATAAATTTCAGTATTAATAATCAGTTCTGAGTTACCAACCTTTTTAGTATTGTTATATCTTTTACCTTTTGGCGTTACAACAAAGTTGTATACGCTTTTCATTAGTATTGTAGGTTATACTCTACAGATACCGCCATGTTTTTGTTAAAGTCTTTCCAAGGCAATACATCTTTATTTTTTTTGATATAAACAGAATACTTGTCTTCTTCTTCTATAATATCACAAATAGTATGCCCACCATAAACCTCTTGACCAACGGCATAATGCATAGCGTCGTTCTTATAGTCTTTACCTATACTAATCTTCCTTATTAACTTCGCCATTTTTTGGGTAATTTATAGTTCCATCGTGGATATTAATATCTGTTGTTGAGTATTCTTTTTCTAACTCAGATTGTAATACGGTTAGTTTATCTCTATCAACAACCATTTTATGCATTAGTTCGTGTTTTTGCAACTCCATAGCGCCTATTTCCATTTGGCCTCTATTTATAGAGTTTACAATATCTTGAACTCTTTTAAGTTGGTTGTCTGTTATTTTTTCAGGTTTAGTAAAGTCTATTACTTCTTCTTTTTTCTTTTTTGTCATTTTATTTAATTTAAGTTTATTATTTAAAAAGGTACAGTTGCTGAACTTACAGCAGCGTTACCGTTTGCCGTTACAGTATGTAATCCTAATTCATCATCAGCATTGCTTTGTAGTGGTAACCATAGTTTAACGTAGCTAGCGCCACCATATTCTTGCGCTCCTTGTTCTGGGTTTCTGTGTGCAGCTCCCGATGCATATAAATATGTAACATCTTGTTGGCTTAACACATAGTCGCTCCACCATATAAATTGACACATCTCACCTCCTAACTGAAAGCTAGCATCGTCTGTCGAACCTATTCTAAGTTCACCGGCAAGATCACTAGTACCATCAGTGTCAGATCCACCCGTATCAATACGTGTTTGTTTTACGCCATTTATATAAAAGCAGGCACCATCAGCCATATCTACTCCACTATCACCATTAGAAGTAAATACTAAATGTTGCCAACTAGCAGAGTTTTGCGTATACGTTACTCTTCTATAATTTGCTGAAGAAGTACCACCACCGTCTAGTTGATCGTAATACATAATTCCAGCTATAAAAAATATTCTATGCTCAAGACTAGAAGTTGAAGTTCCTTTCCCAAACCAACCGTCTCTATTACCACCAGCAACGCTATCTCTTTTTATCCAGCAAGCAACAGAAAAAGCCTTGCCATTATCAGTTGAAAAATCAGAACTATCAGGTATTGATAAAAAGTCACCAGAGTTATCAAAGTGCATTGCCTGTGTATTGGTGGCTGTATTTACGTTGCCTGTTATACCATTAAAAATAGTTGATGTACCTATACCAGCGCCTATCATTATATTCCGAAATAACAAATTATACCGCCGTCAGCATCTGCAGCTGGAGTTACACTAGTCCATCTACCGTATATAGTAAGCCCTTTTGGAAATATAGCGCTGCTAACAGATATACCACCAAAACCAGAACCACGTTGAGCAAAGAAACCTACGGTCTGTGAGCTCACAGTATGCGCGGCTGACATTGTTACTGTGGTAGCGCCATCGTAAGCTATAACTGTAGTTGGAGTTGTTAAGCTAACAGGTATATCTGTATCTCCTTGCGACTCTATAATCATACCAGGTTTTATTAAAGCGTTTGCGCCTCCTAGGGTTAAAGTAGTACTAGAACCAGACGTTGAAGCAGTTGAAGTAGTATCTCCAGTGTCGTGAGCAGCTACAGCCGTACCTACATACTCAGCGTTTTCAGTGTGGGGAATTTCTGCTGTAAGCTCTCCTAAAATATTATCTGCCAAAAACTGTATGGCTACTATAACCATACCTTTTGGTGGTCTAAGTTGAGAGTTAGTATCAGTATGCGCACTACCTAATTGTCCAAATTGATAAGCGACTTGTGTTGAGTTTTGTCCCATAATTATTTTTTTACTTTTTCAAATGATCGCCCGCCAAAATAAGCACCGATCACTGTTATTAATACTATTTGTAAAAGATTTATATAAGAGTCTTTTACGTTAAATTTTATTGCACCCGCGTCTATAAATATTAACAGCATGGTGCATACTATTAAAAAAATCAATACCATCGGTCTTACGTTTTTACTAAGCCATGAATCTGATTTTAAATCCGCCTCCCAACGAGATGTAATGTTTTTTTCCATTTCAATCTCGTAGTTAGCTACTAATTCTTTTATTTTTCTTTCTGCCTCTAGTTTTTCTTCAGCAGACGTATGTAGATTGTCTACAACACCACCTATACCTTTAACTAGTTCTGCAGCTCCTCCTGAAAATAGTTTTCCTAACATAATTTAATTTTTAATATCCACCTGTTGAACCAGTATAAGTAACACTAGTATTAGGCCCTGTTGTTGTTCTACGTGTACTAGTACTAGTTCTACCTCTTGTCGCTACTGAATGATCAGAACCACCCATATAACCAGTAACACCTTGATAAACATGCGTGTGATAACCAGTTAAATTATTTGCAGCAGCCCAAGCCAAAGCCTCGTTAGCTGTAGTGTATAATGGTATTCCGCTTATTGTAGTTAGTATTGGCATTTATTTTGTTTTTACTTTTTCAAACGAACTGATACCAAAACATCCCAATGTTACCCATACAAATGAATTGTATATTACTTCGTTAATTACTAAATAAGCTTCTTCGCCTGCAAATAAAAAACTAGTTACTAAATCAGCTATAGCAAACAAACACATTACTATAAATGATATAAATCCTACTACGTTCTTTTCGTTTATTTCGTTTTTATCTTTAAATAAGCTCCACATATTAATTACATTTTGTTATCACCATTGTTAGCATCTACTTCCCAAGGAAAATCATCTGTACCAGCTTCTTTCCACTGCCCTTCTACTAATATAGAATCAATACCATTAACATCTTTTCTTGGGTATTTTTTACCATTGTACATTATGTGATCGTCGTTATAAGTCAGTTTGCCAATCTTAATATCAGTGGCATGTCTCATTTCATGAATTATAACTTGTCTTTCATCATAACTACCAGGTGTTAACTCATCACTTATATATATACTACCATCCATATTGGCCTCACCCATTACACCTGTTTGTAATTTTTTTCTTATAATTGGCACGCCAGGTATAGATACGTCAGAGTCTCCAGACTCTTTTCCAAATCTCATCTTTTTTTTAATTTCGCCGTTTATAGCGTAATTATCTTTTTCTTTACCTAGTTTAAATGCCATTTTTTATTTTTAAAATCCAAAAACTTTAGAACCCCAACCCCCGCTTTTTCCTTTCATTAATGCTAATTTACCCATACCTTGAGCTTTTGCTCTTTCGCTGTTTGTGTCGCTATTCATAGCACCTTGTGTTCCTTCTTTGTTTTCATTTTCAAAAGCTGCTGGTGGATGTGTATGTGTTTCGTCGTGTTGCTTATCTTTATCAATACCAACTTTTTCTACTGCTCCACTAGCCTCTCCCTGTGCTGACATAGTATTTTTAGCTGTAGCTTCTTCTTGTCCTTCTTTTTGTTTTTTAAAGAACGGATGATCCCCAAACATTTTTTCAAAAAATTCGCCTTTAATTTTCGCCGGCGAACGTTTTGTTCTTCTACGCCCATGCATATATCTTCTTGTTCTCATCGGTCTTTGTCTTTTATCATATCATCTATAGCTTTATTGTAAACTTTATCTGTATATGATTTATTCTTATAAAATACACTTCTTTCTGAAGTGGGTAAGTCTTCCTTACCTAGTAAAATTCTATATATCCTACTAATCATTTGAGAGCATTTCCACGAGGTTTTAAACACAGAATACATTATAGTTGTTCTATTTCTGTGTCTCCATACATCGATCCAACCTTCTCTTTTTAATCTTTCCCATCTTGCTTTATCCCACGAGTATGTATAAACTCCGTTGATAAAATCGTTTCGTGTAAATCTTCCTTTACAATCTAAATAAATTAATAATTCTAAGTCTGC